CGGGAGTGGAATGGCCTGTTGGTTGGTAAGGACGAGTTTGAGCCCAAACAGCCGCAGCTAGGACCGTTTAGAACGGTTTCTGATCCACAAGCCTTAAAAGACGCTAGGCCACAAACGCTAGATCGTACCGCGGCATTTCAAGTAATAACTACTAACGGTATCGTCTACGAGGGTAACGGCGTTTGGACAACCAGTGGTGTGACGGAAATGCCCTCTTCTATTGCGTCCTTACCCTCTTTAACGTCGGGCGTAGGCTCTGTTACGGTAAACACGTCGGGCGGAACATCCGTAGATGTGTCGGTTACGGGGGTATCAGGCACAGCAGCATCAGGCTCTGTTACTGTTACCAGCAACGTCTATATTGTTACAGTGGCTAGTGGCACTAATCCTTATGGAACGGGCAATAAGTTCTACATAGACGGGGTTGTTAGCCCGACGATTAGTTTAGCAGAGGGCAGCACGTTTAGGCTTGACCAATCGGCCTCGTCCAATAGTAGCCATCCATTACGGTTCAGCACCACTGCAAACGGTACACACGCGGGCGGCTCTGAGTACACTACGGGCGTAACCACGTCGGGAACGGCGGGTCAGGCTGGTGCGTATGTTCAAATAACTGTCGCAAATTCTGCCCCAACCCTCTATTACTACTGCACCAACCATAGTGGTATGGGCGGAACGGCGAACACACCATAGGTGATTGAATGAGCTATACATACGCAACATTAAAGCAAGCCCTCCAAGATTATACGGAGAATACGGAGACTTCGTTTGTAAATAATCTGCCCCTTTTTATACGGTCTGCAGAAGAACGCATTTTAAAATCTGTTCAACTAAACCTGTTTAGAAGAAACGCTTCGGGAACTATGTCGCAAGGCAACAAGTATCTTAGGGTGCCGGACGATTTTTTAGCGCCTTACTCGTTAAGCTACACCACTAGCTCGGAAGAGGTGTTTGTAGAGTTTAAGGACGTTAGTTTTATACAGACGTACAACCCCGACTCAACGGTCACGGGTTTGCCGAAGTATTATGCCTCGTTTGATGTAAATAATTTTATTTTAGCGCCGACTCCAAACGCTTCTTTTGCCACGGAGCTTCATTATTTGTATCGACCTGCAAGTATTACCGCAGGGTCGGATAGCGGAACAACATGGTTGAGTGAAAACGCAGAGTTAACTCTTTTGTACGGTTCTTTAGTAGAGGCGTATATTTTTATGAAGGGTGAGCAGGATGTTATGGCGATGTACGACAAGCGGTTCCAAGAATCTTTGGTTGGACTGAAACTATTGGGTGAAGCTAAAGAAACAACACAAAACTACCGCGTTGGTCAAGTTGTGAGGGAGAAACAATGAATATGTCCGTACAGGCGTCTATGGGAAGTGACTTCAAAGTGGAGGTTCATACAACAAATAACAGGGGGTCTAGCCCTGAAGAAGTGGCTAACCGTTGCATAAACAAAATGGTTGTGGTTTCTGAAACTGCGCATCCTGTTTTACGAGAACAGGTGATAGAATATAAAAGCAGCATAGAGAAGCTCTTGGTGCTATATATGAAACAGGCTATTCAAGGGGACCGTACTACTGTATATAATGCAATTAAACAGGCTGGTCACCCTGAACTGGCTGAACATATAAGGAAACTTTGATATGGCTTTTTCTGGAAACTTTCTTTGCACTTCGTTCAAAAAAGAACTTATGGAAGCAAAGCACAACTTTACCGCAGCGAGTGATGTTTTTAAACTTGCGCTATATGATAACAGCGCAAGTTTTACGGCTGCGACCACAGCATACACTAGCAGTAACGAAATTAGCGGCACTAATTATACGGCAAAAGGCCAGTTTTTAACCAGTGTAACGCCAACCACTAGCAGCACTACAGCCTTAACAGACTTTGCGGATGAGGTGTTTTCTAACGTGACAATCTCTGGTGTAAGAGGGGCGTTGATTTATAACGAGGCTGCAACAAGTGACCCGTCAGTGTGTGTCTTGGATTTTGGTGGCGATAAATCTGCTAGTTCTGGTGACTTTACGATTGTTTTCCCTACGCCTGACGCAAGCAACGCGATTATTAGGATAGCTTAAACGAGTTACTTTCGGAGCATAAAACATGGTGGTGCTTGTAAACAGGGCAAAGATGTCTACGTCCACTACGGGAACGGGGACCATCAGTTTGGGTTCTGCTGTAGCGGGATTCCAAAGCTTCGCAAATGCGGGGGTCTCCAACGGGGATACGGTGCGTTATGTGATAGAAGAAGGAACCAACTTTGAAATTGGTTCTGGTACATACACCTCGTCTGGCACAACTCTTTCCAGAACCCCTTCAGAAAGTAGTAATAGTGGCAACGCCATTACTCTAGGGGGTTCTGCGGAGGTGTTTATTAGTGCGACAGCTTCAGATGTAGGGGCATCTATTAATGATGTTTTGGCACTAAGCATAGCGTTAGGATAAACGATGGCTAATACATTTAAGAGTTATTTGGCGAGTGCAACGGGAACATCACCCGCTACCGTTCGTACAGTAGCGTCAAGCACACAGACAGTCGCGGTAGGGATAAACCTTGCCAACATTCTTACAACTCAAATCAAGGTCAGTGCCTACATTACTAGAAGCGGTACAGACTATTACATTGTAAAGAATGCACCGATACCCGCGCAGGGGGCGTTGTCTGTCCTAGACGGAAAAGTTGTTTTAGAAGCCGCTGATGTTGTTAAAGTAGTGTCAGACACGGCTAGTAGCGTAGATACTGTATTGTCGGTGTTGGAGATTACCTAATGGCTGGATATATTGGCAGCAAAAGCTCTGGAATTATTTCGGGTATTGATGCGTCTATTGAGGAATTAAACCTGAACGATAAGGTGTCAGCCAACGGCACCACAGAGGCCAACAAGGTTCTTACAGCGGATGCAAACAAAGACGTTACCGCGATCCGCAACCTTACTGCTACGGGAGATACCACTGTTGGAGGTTCTGTAACTGCTACAGGCACCGTTACACGCGCCCTAACGCGAGGTTCTATTGATGTTGGCAATAGTTCTGGCGTGTCTGCACCTCTGGCTGCTGGTGGCGCGGCTACGGTTTTAACTTCAGACGGTACGGACATTGCGTGGGCTGCAACTGGTGCATCGGCAGTTGTGTTTCCGACAGATTGGTCATCGCCAACAAACACTTACACTTCGTCAGGTACATGGAGCAAAGGGTCTTTGGCTGACGATGCTTATGTTTGGATTTATTTGCTAGGCTCTGGTGGCGGGGGCGGCAGCAAAGATAGCGCCGATAGTAATGGGGGGGATGGAGGGGCTGCAACACTTCTCTACGGGAAAGCCAGTTTCTTTAATGGTGGAGCGTATGCTGTTGGGGCCGCTAAAGCCGGGAATGCTGGCGGCACTAACCAATATCACGGCACCACTCCAAATGCTTCAACATTTACCCTTACACCAGCAAATGGAAGTTTAGTATTTTCAACTGCAGGTACTTCAAACACTACACCAGATAGAGTGTTTGAAATAACTTCGGGTTCTATAGACGTTATTGATACCGCTGGTGATGATTTTACGTTAGTTTCACAAACCCAGTCGGGGAGTATTTTTAGTAGCTCCTCTGTTTTGCCAAGTGGGGTTGTTAATGTATACTATGCCGCTGGAAAAACCTACCAAGGAAGTAATCGTAGTGTTGAGCATAGTTTGTTTGGGGGAGGTAATGGAGGTGCATATAGAGGCAGCGGCGCTCTTGTTTCTTCTCCGGGAACCAGTGAGTTTTCTGGGGCAGGTGGTGCAGTGGCATCAACAGGAACAGACGGGTCTGCGCCGGGAGGTGGCGGTGGTGGGTCAACAAACTCCAGCAATGCTGGTGGCACAGGTGCAGCAGGAAATGTGAGGGTTTATCATGTCTAAGGTTTGGTACAACAAAACGACAGGCGATGGCGCAGTGTTTGATGATGCAGAAGACATGTCAAACTGGCCTAACTTTCAATCTGACCCAGTGGCTGCAAGCGCAACTCAAGTACGGGCGCAGCGTGACGAACTACTAATAGAATCTGACAGCAAGGTTTGGCCTGACTATATACCTGATGATTGGCGCACGTACAGACAAGCACTGCGTGACGTACCTGCACAAGCTGGGTTTCCCACGAACATAACTTGGCCCCCAAAGCCTGTTTAGGAGTAAAATATGTCAGGATACATAGGCACACAGCCAGTACCACAGGCCACGCAGAAGCGTCAGGCTTTTACTGCTACGGCAGGGCAGACTAGCTTTGCTACAAGCGGGTACAGCGTAGGTTTTGTCGATGTATATATGAACGGTGTAAAACTAGCCGCTGCGGATTACACCGCGACCAACGGCTCTGACGTTGTTCTGGCTAGTGCTGCGGTGGTTAATGACGTTGTTGAGATTGTAGCATTTACGTCTTTTGTAACTAGCGGCGGGTTAGCCGCTGTAAACAATCTGTCAGACGTAGCAAGCGCAGCAACGGCTTTGACTAATCTTGGAGTTACCAGCACGGCGGCTGAGTTAAACACTTTAGATGCAGTGCCTCGCGGTTCTATCATTTATGGTAACAGCAGCGCAGCTACAGCAAGACTAAGCAAAGGCGCAACTGGTACAGTACTGACCGCGGGTGCGGATGACATTAGTTGGGTAGCGGCATCAGGCGGCGGTGAGCAAGAGTTTACGGCAACAGGCGCGATTACGGCGGGTCAACCTGTCGGTATTAACCCTAACGGAACCATTAGCGCAAGGTCAGCAAATCAAAGTAGTTTATTAAGTGGTGGCTCATCAAATACAAGTACCAAGCCTAGGATGGATTATGACACTAACGCAAATAAATTAGTAATTTGTACGCAGGGGCCACCTAGCGGGTATTCGTCTTATGTAGAAATTGCAGACCCAGCGGCAGATTTAACCGCAACATTTGGAACGCCTGTAGTGTCAAGGTCTGCAAACACAGATAGCGCGTATCCAGCTTTTGACCCTGCCACCGGTAGAACAAATATTTTATTTGTTGCAGCAAGAAGTAATACACAACAGCTTTTCGCTGTTTCGGGAATTGTAAGCGGCACGTCAATGACCTTTGGGTCGGAAGCAACTGGAACCTATCAAAACAATGGCGATATAACTAATCCTGCTTTTATAAATGCGGGGTCTAATAAGTCGGTAGCTGTGGCTAGGCAATACCAAAGTGGCAATTATCAAAGTCATGTATACGTACTGACAACAAGCGGAACGTCTATTAGTTTTGGTAGTCCCGTTCTTCTTGATTCTTCGGGAGGTTTTGATACCGCGCACCGTCACGGTGCTGTTTATGATAGCAATGCTAATAAGGTTGTTATCTTTTATCAAGAACCTAACCAAGCTAGTTATGCTAAAGTTGGAACAATAAGCGGAACGTCTATAAGTTTTGGTTCAAGAGTTACACTATCTTCAAGCACATTTAGAACAGCAAATGAGCAATATTACCCTTGCTTTGATACGAACAGCAATAAAGTTGTTCTAGCAACAACCAACTCTATTACTAATAAGCCTTCTGTAATAGTGGGTACAGTAAGCGGCACAAGCATAAGTTTTGGCACACCCGTTGTTATTAATGATGCTGCTGCTGATGCTAGTCTTATGTACGCAGCGTTTGATAGTAGTACCAACACTGTATTAATTTCTTATTATGTCTCATCAGGTGATCCGGGTTATTGGCTGCAAAAAGTTAAGGTAAACGGCACATCCGTTGATGTTGGTGATAAAATTTCTCTATCTTCAAACTCTGTAGTTGGGCCAGTACGGTACGCAGATGACATAGATAGGATGCTTGTTCTAAAGACATATAGCGGTGGATCATTTGCTATAACCAATCCAAGCGCCCCCGTCTATGTCGGGCTTGCGAAAGAAAGTATCTCTAACGGTGCTACTGGAAAGGTTACGGTAGTTGGTGGTATAAACGAGAGTCAATCAAGCCTAGTTGCGGGGTTTCCATACGGACTGTCTCCGACAAGTTCAACAATTTCTGTTGGGCCTTCAAACAAGATTGGCACAGCTTTATCGGCTACTAAAATTTATTTATCGGAGGGTTCAATTTAATGAAAACTTTATGCAGAGATAATATTTCCTACCACATGTTTGCAGACAGCAAGCCTGTGACAATTAATAGTGTAAACGTTTCTGTGGGCGATCCAGTAGAATACTACATTGGCGATCTTAACAGTTCTAATTGCGTTTTACACACGGGTGTAACAGAGCCTAGCGGCTACGTTGCAGGGGGTAAGCACATGTTTGACGGTACAACATGGTCGATAAACCCTAAATGGGTTGGACCCCGCGCAGAAGAAACGGAGTAAGATATGACCAGAGCTAGAGACCTTGCGGGATTCGCGTCATCCTCTGCAACAACCACAGCTTCTGATGGCTTGGTTCTCAAGGGCGATGGTAGCAGCACAGACGTTGTAATTAAAAACGATGCTGATGCTGTGGTATTTACTGTACCTACAGGCACTGATGATATTCTGTTTCCTGACAGTGCTAAAATATTGATGGGTGCTGGCTCAGATTTACAAATTTATCACGATGGGTCTGATTCTTATGTAGATGATGCGGGTACAGGAGCTTTAATTTTACGTGGCAATAGTAATGTTACTATAGGCAAATACACTGGCGAAACTATGGGCTTTTTTGAAGTTGATGGTGCCGTTTCTTTATATCACAACAATGCAATTAAACTCGCCACAACAGCCACAGGTGCAACCATTACAGGCGCAGTAAAGCCTACCACGTACCAAGAAACATACGTGGCTAAAAGCGCGGCGTCCACTGTGACTTGCGACCTAGCTACAG